TCCTGCGCTTTCCCATTTTCCACCAGCCATTTACCAAGAACATCATCAACGTTCACTTCATCGCCTTGGATAAGTGTCCGCCTTGCGTCTTGGTAGTGTTCAAGCATTTTTACTTTCATAACTACGCCAGCGTTACGTTCGTATTCGCCACAACGTACCAAATACCGTTATAGGCTTCCACCGTGAAAGTATTTGCAATTGCCGCGCCAAAAGTGCCAACGTCGGAGGCGGTTGAGCCGTTATTAAATCCGGGGCTGGTATTGGTTACGGTATGAGCGGCGGCGGTAGTTGAAAGAAAGCGAATCTGCAAACCATCATGCCCGCCTGCTTCGGGCTTTCCGGCAGTAGGGGCGGGAAGGATAATCGCGCAAGCTGTCCCCTTGGTGATAATAACTTCGTCGGGGAAGTCTTTTAGCGCAAGACTAATCGTAGCGTCGGCAGATGCAATATATTGACGGCGGGGCAAGTCTGCCATGCGAGAGTGCCGCGCTCTAAGTACATAAGTTCGTCCGGGCATTTTATTTTCCTTTGCCTCGCCCCTACCGTTTGGCGTGAACTACGTTACATGGTAGGGGGTCAGGCTGTCATATCGGAAGGGCTATTACACGCCCACGTTGTAGGTGATCGCCGAAGCCTCAGTATCGCGGTAGGTCATGCCCCAACGTACAAGGGCGACGATTTCCCACGAGTCAGCGTTAGCGATGCGGGTTGTTTCGAGGGTCATGCGGCGTTTGAAGGCCTGCTTCCACTGGTCGAAGCGAACCGCAAGGATTGAACCGGATACGTTATTTGCGACCGTACCAGTAGCGACCTTACCAGCCGTATTCGCAAGGCGGGCGGTGCTGTTGCGGTGCATCTGGAAAGCGGGCAGAATGTTATAGCCGTAAGCGCGAGTCAAGAAGCCGTTTTCAACGGTGGCGGCAGAGTTGACATCTTTGGTCTTGACTTCGGGCAACTTCATATTCGCCCAATAGGTGTTCATATCAACCAAGAATGACACGTTGCGCGGGTCAGCACCATTCAAACCGGCAGTACCCATCAGCTTCAAAGTGTCGATGTAATCTTCGATCTGGAATGAGGCGGAAGCCGAGCGGCTGTTAGCGGTGTTGGTAACGAGTGCCAACTTGCGGAAGCCGTCCTGCAAAAGGTAGACCGTACCAGCGGAAGGCGTGCCGTCAATGCTGTTGATATTCTTGTTGGCGGAGGTTTCAACGTCGCCGTCAATCATCAGGTGTTCGAGAATTTCCGCGCCCGAAATGGTCAACTGCTGGCGGAGTTGCGGAACAAAGTTGATAAGAGAATCTTCGGTCATTTCCTGTGTGTACAGGACACGCGCTCCGAGTTTCGAGAGGGTCAGTTGCTTGTTAGCGGTCGCCATCTGCGAAGCGGTGACAGTGGCGGCGGGGACTTTCAAAGTCGCATCACTGGCGGTTGCTTCGCTCACGCCGTACCAAGTCGGGTCAGTGGATTCGAGGGGAACGTAAATGCTCGAATAACCATCGGGGACAACCTGAGAAGGAATCTTGTCAAACACCACATTAGTGGCGCGGATCGCTTCCCAAATCTGATTACTGTAAGCAGTACCAACCCAATCAGAACCAATGGTAGAACCGCCGGTGTACATCGGGTCGGTGGCAGCTTTTACAGCATTTCCAACGGCTTCGGTAGTGGGGTCAATACCAGTCGCGGCCTTGAATGAGCCTTTCACGTAAGCTACGCCCTTGCGGGATTCTTCGGTGTTGTTGTCTTTCAGTTCGGCAACCTTGAAGGAAAGAGCCTTCATTGCGCCCGCTGAAATGTTCTTACCAGCCGACTGCAAAGTTTCAATAAGCAGGGAGGTGTCACCAGCATCGAGCGAGTCATATTTCCAAGTATCACTAAACTTGGACTGGTAGGGGGCTTGCCCTTCAAACGGAAGGCGGCGGCTCTTGGCCTGCTCCGCTTTCACGGCAGCTTCAACGGCCTCGCGCTTTTCGCGTTCGATACGGTCGGCGGCTTCTTTCTCTGCCTTATCGTTTTGTTCGGCGGCACTTTGCAGGGCTTCAAGTTTCAGAGCCTGCTTGTTGAGGCCGTCCAGTTTTTCCACCTGTTCATCTGACAGGCTGTCACCCAAAGCAACAAGGCTCTTAATGTCCTTGCGTACTTGGGCGAGTTTGTCACTAAGTTCGTTCATGTTATTTGCTCCTAATAAGTTTTTTAGATTGTTCAATAACCCGCGCACGCTTCGCCGCCTGTTTGGCCTCTGGTAAAACGCCGTCGGTAATCTCAGGGAATTGGTAGCCCGCTTCCCTGTAAATTGCTTTCATTGCCGGAAGTGCAATCGCTGAGTGGTTAGCGGGTGAGAAGTTGCCGTTCCCCATTTCCCATAAACTAAATCCCGCCAGCGGCCATACTGCAATTCGTCCCGGCCTGTTCTTTTCGTAGGGTATCAGCTTCCCGCCTACATCCAGCCGCGCTAAGTGCGCGATGGAGTCGGAAGACACCGCAACCATTCCGCGCCATGCGGCATCCATAATGTCTTTTGCCTGCTTCAATGCCTTATTCAAAATTACCTTGATATACCAGCCGTCTGCCCGCTTTTCCAAACTCCCCGGTACGGAATCCCCAACGATGACGGGCTTATTGTCAATGCCTTTCGCTCCCTGCTTTACGCCGTGCTGATAAATAACCAGTGGGGTGGTAAATGCGTTTTGCATAATGTCGGTATTCGCGTCGAACCATTGCCCGTCTGAATCTTTGGTAAACGGTAATACTCTTACATCCAATTCCCAATCGCCAACCGCTTTGACTGCTAAAACTTTGAGGTACTTTGCGGCATCCTCGAAAATAAATCCAGCTTTCCCCGCTAGACTGGCGGCGTCTGCTTTTCCCTCTACAACTGCGGCGTAGCAAATACCATAAGCGGCCTGCTCGTCGTTTCCGTCCGCCATGACTTTTTCTTTGCATCTGTCGAACTTGTCTTTTAGTTCGGGTGGTACATTATTCGGCATGTCCTACTCCTAGTAAAACTAGACAACAAAAAAACGGCGTGTCAATTCCTAGTTATCTAGGAACTAACACGCCGCCTACTGGCCTTTGTGCGTTTTGCCTACATTATCCCTTTGCCGTTATCGCGTCACCTGCGCCTCTGGCTATCTGATAAGTAAACTATATTGTGCTTTCTTTTATCACGGTTTCAAGAATAGCGCAAGGTTACTTTTTAGATTTTAGAAAACTATTAACCGCAAAGTTAGCGGCTTTTATAGCTCCTGCCATGTTCTTACTAATAACCGCTGAAACTTTCTTCCATCCAACCTTTGCGGGTTGCCTCGCCTGTCCGTAATCATCGCGGGTATAGTATGCGCCGGGGGTGGGGTTGATAAGTCTAAAGTTATACCCTTTGTTTGTTTCTGCTGGTTTATACGTCCACGCTTCCGCGCTCTTTCCTGTTCTATGGTCTCCTATCATGTCCGGCCCGCCATTAGCCCAAAACCAGCGGCGTTGTTTCTCGGTAAAGAATGTAGTGCCGTATGCCGATTTCCTTGTAACGTATTTATAAGGTTCAGGGTGTCTTAATCCGCTCTGCGAGTCACCTATAAACCATTCTGACATTGCTTGTAAGGCGACCCGCGTAACTCCGCGAGGGAGTTCTTTTAGATACTTCTGGACTTTTTCTACTCCACGTATTTTGAAGTTTACGTTCATTTCACAATAGCCTTGATTCTGTTGTATGCGTTTCGGCTGCGCTTCTTGTCGGTGGCTACCCGTGAACAGTCACAACGCCAACCGCCGCAGGTCAAATTATCATTTGGCGGGTTCTTTGGGTAGACTCCCAACTCGTCCCACTCACTAGCAAAAGCTACGATACCATTCAGCGCGTTACATTCCGGGCAGTGCTGCTCGGTCTCTCCAAGTACCCACATTTCACGCCCGCCATTTTGTAAGGTAATGAGGCTGGTTGCGTTCTCATAAGCGGTGTTCCATTGGTTCGCCCATAATTCAGCGCGTGACAATAACGGGTCAATGGGAGAGCCGTCAGAGCGGGCGGCCATAATATCTTTGAAGTATTGATATGCAAAACTTGAATCGGTCTGGTCTGCTATTGCTTGTAATAGGGGTTCTTCCAGATAGTCAGGGAGAGCGGCAGAGGTATTATCTGCGTTCATGCCCTCATCTATCCATGCCGTATTATAGGCGTTTCGTAACTGCCCGCCGATAATGGAGGACATGCGGTCGGTAAAATCTACTGTGCTTACGTTGCCCCTGTACGTATTCTTTACGAGTGACTGTATCTTGGATAGCATATCGTCATAAGACTTGTAAGCGTAAAACTTTACGGAAGCATAATAAAAACTTCTCGCCTTACCGCTAAGAAACGGCAGAATTTGCGGGGTAAACTTTAGCGCGTCCCGAATAAATTTGTATCTCATCCCATCGCCTTATTGATTGCCTCTGCCAGTAACATAATCTCGCTTTTTACGTTCACAGAAAAGACGTTCCTCACATCGGCCTCTGTCTTACATGCTGGTAAAGCGGCTTCGATTTTCTCCCGCATGTCAGAGGGAATAACGTCACTGTCAAACGGTACAGCCTGCCCGATTCTCTTTAGTGCCTTGCGTTGCCAGCGGGCGAGGTCGGCCTTTACCGGCGTCTGTGCGTCTGCGTTATTAGGTTGCGTGTCCGGCGGTTGCGCCATCATGTTATCGGGCTGTGCGTTATTGACCGGGTTTACTACTTCCTGCTTTTGCCCGCTGGATTGTGACACCTGAGACAATAACAAATCGTCGCGCTCGTCCCCTAACGGGTCATCGCCATAGATTTCTTCCCTAACCTCTTTTACAGTGTGGGTACGCTCAAAGGCTTCTTGCTCCCTGAGTTTTGAGTCAATATCAGCCACCCGAATATCATCAAAGCGGCCAATTAGAGGGCGTCCGGGATAGCGCGGAAGCAGAGCGGTGGAGATTTTCTCGCCCATCATGGTAAGCATCGGGTAGACGGTTAGTTCGTTGAATGACGCACGGCCTACAACACTATTGGCCTGCGTCGCGTTTTCGGATAACATCGTAAAACTTCCGGGGGCAATGGTTGTCATTATTTCTTCTTTGTTCAGCTTGCGCCCTTGGATAAATTCCATTTCGCGTTGGGATACCGAATTTTGTAACCACTGTACGCCGCCTTGACCAACGCCTCGAAGCATAAGCATTTCACGCTTACGACTGGCTTCTCTGGTGTCCTCTTTTATTTTCTCCCATGACGGTTCGGCTATCATCTGCTCGAATGTCATCACAGAGGGCAGGCGTCCGTTATTGTTTGCAAATAATGTAGTATTGTATTTCTGCATCCCAATATCGCCAGCGGCTACAAGTGCAATAGACTCAATCGCAGAAAGACCCACGAAGCGGGACATCGGATTGAATCGCTTGAAGTGGACAATCTGGTGCGGCTCTAGGAAGATTTCCATGCCGTTGCCGGGATAATACATATAGCCCCGTAAATACATCTGCTTGTCAGGGACGGGGATAATCATACTGGAAGGGATAAACCATAGTTCTTCCGGCGGGGAGTTCTTATCGGGAGCGTTTACCCACCAGTAAGCATTACCAGTCAACTTATAAAATGCGGTTGTGGCATAAAGGAACTCATACCGCGAGTCTAATTCATTAGGGTTATTGATAAGTAATTCTAAAGGATGGTTCGGGATGTCCTTCGGCTCTTTGCCTGAGATTATCCGCGCTACACTAAACGGGGTCAATGCTCCCGCCGACGCTGTAATATCAACAGCCAACAGCACCCATGATAAAGTGCGGTATAAGTCGGCTTGATTGCCGTATACCGACGGGTCGGGGAGTGTGTAACTCTCCGCGTCCGCTGTTTGTAACTGCCAATTCTCAAACTTAGCGCGGTCGGCCTTTAGTGCCTGCAATTCTTTCAGCAGGGCTTCCTGTTCTTTTTTGGTTACTAATCCGAATATACCCATTTATCACCTCATACCCAATCAACTAATTTAGAAGCGTCTAAAAAAGAAAACGCATCTTGGAAGTATCTAATCGCGTCCATGGCATGATCGTTTTCTTTTATCGGCTCGTCTTTTTCAGGCTTCCAGACATAACTTTCAAACTCATTTATTGTGTTTGTACATGTCGGCTCTACTGTCAAGCGTGGAAGATTATCGCCCTGAATTTTCAAGCGGTCTTGAATTGCAGTAATCCCGCCAAATACTTTTCCCTTTGCGCCTTTTGCTGGTATCCCGTTATTACGTAAGTCCGCAATGAGACCGGCGGCAGCTTCGTCTACTGCCACCATTCCGCAAAGCCTTTCGAGATACCATTCACGGGCGACCTTTACGACATCTTCCTGTAACTTTCCACGCTCGTAATACTCCCGGAAGATATGCCAGCGTCCATCACTATCAATACCAATCAGCAGAATAACGGCAGGATGTGTGTACCCTGCGTCCATTGCCAGCCCCCACTCGTTGAACTCTTGCGGGTTGCGCTCCTTGACGTGTACGGATGAGTCGAACATGTCATATACCGCGCCCTCTGCCGTCGCCCAAATCCCCTCGTACAATCTTTTGCGACGTACTCCCGACAACCCTTGTAACGTTTCCATGCTGCGCTTGCCGTGTTCGGTTAGTGTTCCGTCCTCGTTATAGATGGTCGGGTTATCTCTGTGCGTGGTATTTATCAGTCTCAATCTAGGGCGAGAGCGTATCCAGTGTTTAGAGCCGGATGGGTTGCAGTCTCCAAACGTCATTGTATAAGGCATTACCGCGCCGCGTCCTGTGGTTCTGGTCGTCATCTTTTCCCAGTCATCAAGGGTTAGTTCTTCCGCCTGATTGACGTAAAAGAAGTCGCGCTCGGAAGATAGCACTTTATCGGCGTTATCCATTCCACCGACCCAGATGGTAGAGCCGTTATCATATACATATTTCTCTGGCTTTTCTCCACCGTAGACCTTGACGGGGGCGTCCTTGATTACCCTTTCCCATGTTTGCAAGACAGAGCCGTATAAGCTCTTTTGTGTCTTACGGATTATTGCGCCGTTTAGTCCCGCATACTTCAAAGCTAGTATGTGCATTTTCCAGCAGGCGGTAAGCGTCTTTCCAGTTTCGGCGGGGCCAGAGGCGATGTATTCAGGTTCTTTGGCGTAGAAAAAATCTTTACATCCCCCTCTGGGGGAGTAGGTGAAGTCCTTTATATTTTCCCCTGCTAGTATCTGGTATGTCATAGTTTATCTGGGTCAATTCCTACTTTTACAATAGTTCCTTGTATATCTTTTCCGTTGGTTGTCACATCCACGCTGTTACCGTACCCGCGCTCTTTGCCGCGTTTGTGGTCTTTCAATGCCAACTGAATCGCCCACGCCTCGCCGCGCTCAATTGCCTCTGCTAGTTTGTACTCTGCGCGGTCAAACACCCGCTCCCGCGCAAACTCCATCGCCTCGGCTATCAGCGGGCGTTTAGCGTATCGCGCCAAAGTGGGGCGGGATATTCCGAGCATTTCACAAATGCCCGTCCATTTTCCGCCTGTGGCTTTGATTGCCTCTAGTAGTTGCTCGTCAGTAATTTTGAGTTTTGCCATTTTTGGTTATTAAAGTATCAATTCAGGCGTGATACCTGTTGCGGTAAAGAAGCGTTCGAGGATGACAGCCCCGTATTTCTCGCTGATTTCCATTGCGTAACAGCGGCGGTTTAGGTTGTGGGCGGCTATGATGGAAAATCCAGCACCCGCATACAAATCAACAATAATTTCACCTTCTTTTGTCCATTTCTCGAAAAACCATTCCGCTAATTCAATAGGTTTCTGTGTGGTGTGAAGTCTTTCCTCGCCTTTTTCTTTTGACTTCCACCCACCCCACATAATCCAAGCCATTTTATGGCGTTGCTGTTTTGACCAGCACAATTCAAAATCTGCAAATGGTGTATCTTTTTGCTGTTCTAATTTTCTATTCCAAACAATTACACCGCCGTTTGGAAGTTTTCCAAGATAGTATTGCATACCCCACAAAAATATTTCTCTGCAATTCTTGAAAGTTTCCAAAATAAAAGACGGGTCAAATTCTTTATCATCACCTTCTATCATGGCGCCGCGAGAAATCGCGGCGCCCGCGCTTTGCTTTTTCGAGCCTTCCCACCTTTCAGTATTATCGTACTCAATACCATACGGCGGGTCAGTAAATACTATATTTGCCCTCTCCCCACCCATCAGCCTTTCGACATTCTCCCGCACCGTACAATCGCCAATTAATAACCGATGGTCGCCGAGTTGCCATAACTGTCCGCTCTCGGTCTGCCATTTCTCTTGTAGTTCGGCGGCGCGGTCAATCTGCGG